TTAAGATAGTCGGGCAGTTGGTTATTAAATAAGGCGACGTTACTCATTTGCTTCTCCTAATAGTGATAGCGTATGTGCGATCCACATTTAAACCGGCGGGATGCAAGTCCGGATTCTCTTCCAAAAATTGCTTCATATTGGTCTGATGAATTCTTTTTTCAAGCAGATCAGGAGCTTCGTGCTCATGTAAAAACTTATAGAAGTTCTCCCAATCGTTTGTCCAAAACCTGCTCTTAACCGACCGCATAGCAAGACCATGCTTAGTCTTAATGCTATCGGCATTTGTTTGTTTGCAGATTTCAAGTATTTCCTGTTCTAGTAAAGACAGCTGTTCATTAAGATCAGCCTCTTTTTCTTCTAATTCACGACGTATTTGGTCACGGGCGTCACGTATTTTGATATAGATCTTGACCAGTTTGTCCATATCGGCGACGGGTTGTACTACCGCTTCGGCATCATTCATTTTCGGTTCCTTGTTAAATGTCGGATCTAAGTCCGTTAATTAATACTACAACTACTACTTTACTTTGTCAACTATTTATTGTCAACTTCTTGTCGGTACAAATCAATTATTTTTGTATGTACATCAAGTTTATTTTGCAGCATATGATATAACTTTGTCTCTACGGGACTACCCTTAATATGCACAATAGTCATTGCGTTCTTCTGCCCTTGCCTATCTATACGTGCATTAGCTTGCAAGTAAGTCTCTATGGATGTTACTGGTGCATACCAAATAATAGTATCTGCGGCAGTTAGTGTAACTCCGTGTGCAGCAGCCTGTGGTTGTATAATAAGTACTCTAGGGTTAGTTTGTTCTTGAAATTGTTTAAATATTTCAGTGCGTTTGTTTACTGGGACTTGCCCATTAATGACTTCACAAGTAATACCCGCCCCTCTCAAATGTGCTTTAAGTAGTTCTATTGTATGCGTGAAAGGAACAAAAACAAGAACTTTGTGACTAGCTTCTTCAATTACTTCTTCAATAACACGTAGGCGATTACTAACATCAAACTCAACGACAGCACCGGTATCAGAATAGACAGCTCCACCTGATATTTGTAGGAGTTTATTAATCTTAACCGCAGCATTAACGGCGCTAACTTCTTCTCCATCCGCTGCCATAAGGTATTCGTCTCTGAGCGTTTTGTAGTATTTCGTCTGTTGCGTAGTAAGGGGGGCGTCCCGAAAAACATGTGTAACCTCCGGTAGGTCTAAACAATCTTCTTTTCTAAATCGAATTGCGGGTTGCAGTGCATCAAACACAGTTGTGCTTGCGTCAGGTTTTGGTAGCCATTTAAACTTTGTAATCTGTATCATAGTTTGATCACGGAAACCCCCAAAGAATCTAGGTACATTGTCGGGCACTACCATCTTTGCTAGTCCAAATGCGTCCGTTGGACTTTGTGCTGCTGGTGTACCAGTCATCATCCACACCCATGTACGTGGAGTTAAAATACGGTTAAGGGTTTTCCAACGTTTAGTAGTGATGGTCTTATAGGCATTAGCTTCATCGACAATAATTAAATCAAAGTTTTGTTTTGCAATGTCGTCGGCAACAATATCTACACCGTCATAATTAATAATGACAAACTCTGCATCACTATCAATTACTGCTTTTCTTTTCTCTTTACCCCCATAAGCAATACCAACTTTGCGGTGCATTGCAAACTTAAATAAATCAGCCTGCCATGCAGATTGCATAATAGATAGAGGGCAAATAATTAATACTTTGTAGACTTTTTTCTGTTCTATTAAGTAGTCGGCAGCCCATATAGCTGACGCTGTCTTGCCGGTGCCTTGTTCGTTAAAACAAAATGCTCTTTGATTTAATGTAAGAAAATTAGCCGTTTCTTTTTGGTGGTCCATGGGTTTATACAGCCCAGGCCATTTGTAATCACGTTGTATTGGAGAAGGTACATTTTTAATTCCAAGTTTTGATAAAACTTGTGCTTCTTCTAAACCCCACCGAACAGCAACCTTATGTAGGTCGCCGTTGGTTTCAATAATCTCGCTTTTATGGATACACTCAGTTACAAGATTGGGTCTTCTTGTAGTAATTACTATTGCTTTGTTATTTACTATTTCCATGTTTAGTTTTTACCGAATGATCTGAGTTTCTTGCATACGAGCGATTGCTCTTTGCAGTCTTAACCGTAAGATTGCTGCGTACCGTTTTTCCGCCTTTAGATAAAGGGACTTTGTGGTCAACATCTTTGCCATCGCCTTTATGGGTAAGCCCAGCTTTTTCCATAATTCGACGAGCCTTGTTACGTTGCGCCCGTTTCTTTTTGACCTCTGGCGTACCATCATATTGTTCATATTCCTTCTTGTAAGGGCGGGGTTTGTTCACATAAGGCATATCGTTGCTCCTCTTTACGGTAAAAATACACGGCGCCATCGCCTAATACTATGTATTTTGGCATGTTTTTAAGGTCTGTTCCAGTCAATAATTTAAGAGTTTCGTCCATATCATCAGGTATGTCTACCCAACCAACAAAAGGGATTGGCTCGATCATTTCATTTCCCCCAGCAGTTGATCAAAAGTTAATTCGTTCTTGTCGGCTTCAAACTCTATGCTCATCAGATACCGTGACTCGTTAAAGTTAAGCACCATATGCGGTACTTGGTTATTAAATACGTAGTAGCTACCAAGACGGTACTTAAGTTCTACAAAGCTGTGAGTCACCTCTGTCTCGCTTACTGAGAACAAACAGTTACTCTTTGCATTGTTAAGTAGCATATTGATAGACACTCCTCGCCTAGTATCTGTGTGCCAGTCGTAGGTTGTGTATGGGTCAAGTCTAATGATGCCTACTGCTAGCTTGTGTTTCATACCAAGCGTATATAGTACTGGGTCGTCAAAAGCTAAATCAAATGGTACTTGAACAGCATGAAAATTATAGTAAGGCTTCCACTCACCCGTAGTCGTAGCAAATTTAAATAACTTGTCGGCTATTACCGACCGCACTGGAAGCTCGTAAAAAGGTAACATTTAACTTTTAATCTCCTCAAAGTTATAAAACCATTCATCCTTAGCACTCCACTTAGCGTGGTTCTCAACGCTATATACCTTGGTGGGTATGCGGAAGTCAGGAGTTTTTAAGACAGCAGGCACAAGCGATACGTCATACCAAAGGCATCTGTTGTTGGGCTGGCAGGCAAATTGCCCGTTATCTAACTTAATAAAGTTATACGACTTATGCTCCTCAACACCCTCTGAAAAGCTAGTATCTAATCTGTTAGATTCGGGCGAGGCAAAGTCAATGGTGAACAGGTAGTTGCCAAAGTGAAACTGTTTGTCCTTGCCAAAGAACTTAACCTTCAAACCCCGTAAGTTTGACTTCTCAATCACCGCCATGTCATACGATAGGCAGTCCCATATCTGTAAATGGTCTAACGGCAAAAGCTCGGCTACTTCTTTCCATACATACGCATGGATTGGTAGCTTGTCATACAACGCCCCGTAGTTGGTCAGCATGGATTCGATACGAAACGCTTGACCCTTAATTGCCTTCGCAGTCATCCACACACAGGGTTCTAGTTCTCCATGCCCCTTCTCGTGGTTGTAGAGAAACTCCTTACGCACAAAGCATTTAACGGGTGGGATGTTAGCAACTAAGAATGTCATTTCTCTTGTCTCTCCGCTTGTGCTTTGTTTAAGTTAATTGACGACTGCAACCCCTCTTCCAAATGCTTTATGTAGTCTGCTTGATGGCGGAGCATTTTAATTTCTTCCAACATCTTTTCCATCAGGTCTGCGCAATAGCCCATAAAAGGAAATTTGGTTGTTCCATTAGCAACACTACGTGCCAGCCCAATAGTATTTTCAACTGTTCGTATGCTCACCTTTCTCATTTCTGAATCCTCTCCCACAACTCAGACAACGGCATCCCTTTGATCTCTCTCCAGCCAATGTGTATACAGGCATACATAATGAACAGAAAGAACGCAAAGATCACGGCAAAGATAAGCACCGCACAGGTGGCAACAAACAGAGCAAACATATTAAGTATTGTGACGATCATTTCTTTGTCCCCAGTACTGCCATAGCGGCATTTACTTTATGTTTAAGTGCGTTGATCTCTTCTTCATCTTTGCGACGTTGTTCACGAACCGCTATGTTCCAAGCACGTTGCCACGCTTGCCACGCAATCTGCGCCTCAAGATTAGCGTAGTCGGTGTTGTAGTGCGCCAAGGCAACCTTGCCTTTAGCCCATTCCTCAAAGTCTTCTTTCATATTAAAACGGTGCCTCCTCTAGCATAGATAAATCAATAGGTTTCTTCTTGCAACGTAAAAGTTTGTACGTCCACCCAGCTCTCCCATTGACGATTTGGTTTGCTTCTTCTCTTCTTGAGACTTTGCGCATTAACTCTTGGTTCTCGTCGTAGACTAGGTACGTGTTCAAAATAGTGATCCTCAAACTTTGGTATGTAGTATTCGGACTTCGGTAGTAGTTGCAAGGCTTCGTCGAGTATCTCGATTACATGCAATTTACGATTGTGCCGCATATCGTACAGTTAGTTATCTTGCCATCTTTGACAATAGTTACAATCTCACACGGACCGACTTGCGCACAGATGTCTTTTGATACAACCATGCTAACAACTAATACTGCACCAAGTAACATACCGACTGCATATCTCATTTTCTTCTCCTTGATTTAACTGCAACAATCCCAACTTCGGGTTCTTTTTTATACTTTGCTTCAACCATTAAATCAGCGGCATCCCAGCACTGCTTAGCGCTTTTTTCATCTAATCCGATACCCTTCATAAATAGCCCCATCATTGCAAACATCGCAAAGCAATCTCTTAAATCATCATCACCGATCATTATGCTTCCTTCAATTCTTCGTAACCACAAACTTCATCCCAATATAAAAAAGTATTGCCTTTGTGTTGAAGCATGTTAAGCACTGGTTTGCAACCTGCTTCGCAACTAAAGTGAACCCGTAGACCATGGCGTCTTGGACTTGGATTCATAGTAAAGTCTTTGTCTACTTCAACTTTAGCGTTACCTGAAACCACATGTAAGCAAGTGCCTGTCATGTCTTCACCGCAGTCAAACACTTCAACTTTTCCTTGGTGCATATATCCACTTTTGCAGTTTGGGCAAGCAAGTTCGTCTCCGTAATCCCACTCACCTTTTTTAAGTTCAATAGTCATCTGTAATGTCCTTTTCCATTGTGTTCACAATCTTTTACTGGGCAGAACTTCTTGCATGTGAAGTTCGGCTTTGCGTTCCATACGTCATGCTCATGCGCTGCAGCTAACTTATCTGTTTCTTGAACCCAAGTAAGCCACTTCTCTGACGAGTCGTGTTTGATGTAATGGGCTCGCACGAAGTCCTCGCATACCACAAAAGCCAGCCCTGCTTTGACTCGCTCAACCAATGGGAAGTGCTTGAATACGCACAATGCCATGAGTTCAAGTTGTTTAGTGTCGGCATATTGACTGCTCTTACCTGTCTTGTAGTCAACGATATGAGCCAAGTTATCTTGAATAATGACTAAGTCGGCTACGCCTCTGAACCAAACGTTCTTATCAAAGAACCCACACGGCTCTAAATCCTCAGTCAAACCCATCTTGTGTTCACAAAGCTTTCGGCCGGGTATGTCTTTAAGCACATCCAATACTGGTGTAAGGAATGAAAACTTTTCTGGTATAGGTTCACCATCTCTTATGTATTTTTCAGCAGCTTCGTGCACCACTTTGCCGTAGGTCAAATGCTCAGTCTCAGGCTCAACAATATCCTTAACTACCCGCAAGTGATAATACTTTTTGGGGCACTGTTGAAACAGTCCGAGAGACGAGTAAGACCAAGTAAAGTTAGGCACGTTTACCTACCGAATCAATTAAATACTTAGCTAGTCTGACACGAATTTCGTCAACGTCTCCCCAAAGATAACTTGTGCTTGTGTAGTGCACAGGCTCAACTTTTAGCTTTTCAATAATAAATTTACTTGTCAATGTAAGTCCTATTTTGTTATTGACTTCGCTAGTAGTTAAGCAGGGTATCTTATTCATTTAGTCCCCTCCATTACATTGAACAACATGCTCATTTGCATGCCCCATGTAGCACCCGCACATGTTCTCCCCGCTACCACCTACGCAAGATATGTCTGTGTCAGGGTATTCAGGGCATGTGCCTTTAAGTGGCATAGAACCGTTTGAGCCGTATGGGGTTACTGGAACAAGAGTTACTTCAAGAAGTGCGCCTTCTAAATCAGACGCTCTCAAAAATGCTTCTATCAACTCGTCTTCTTTGTTCTCGCCTTTTAATAATATCTTTGTCTTTGTCATTCTTCTTCCACAGGTATCCATGTTCTGACTGCACCGCTCATCAATTTGATCTCGGCTTGGGCATTCATGCAATGGTCATAAGCACTCTTAAAATCACGAGCAACCAACGAATCATGCGCCATCTTTATCTGTTGCATAGCATGTAAATAAAAACCACTGTATTCCACTTTATCTTCCATTAAACGTTCCATTTCTCAATTGATTGCTTTTTACTGCAATCACCGTAGCTTTTACCCATACCCAATTCACAAGCAAGAGGCAAAGTAGTAGCCCAAGAGGGTCGCCAACGCATACACTCATTGATATACAACAACGCTTCTTTTTCCTGCCCTTCAGGTACAACCGCCATTACAGCATCATGCACCGTTAATGCTACACGATAACGCTTTGCAATGCGTAACATTTGTTCACCAATAATACAACGAGCTAATGCTTGACACATATTCTCAATAACTTTACCGCCATAAATCTTTATGCGACCACGTCGACTTGCATACGAGTATTG